CCTACATGCTTTATCAAGCTAAAGTAAAAAACCCTGATGTATTCGCTTCCATAACTCATGGAGACGGGACCTGTAGAATTCAAACTGTATCTAACAGAAAAAGACCATATTATGAGTTATTACAAGAATTTGAAAAACTTACAGGTTATCCTATTTTATTAAATACTTCTTTAAATTCACCAGGAAAACCTATTGTAGGAACAAAAAAACAAGCTAAAATAATGTTTGACAATTCGCAAGCTGATGTATTAATCATAGGTAATGAAATACTTAAAAAGTAGTTGAGTATGTCAATAAAAAAGAGTAAATTTTAACGAGGTTATAAAAAATGGCATCAACATATTCAGATAGATTAAAACTAGAACTCATGGAAACAGGCGCAAATGCGGCCACATGGGGAACTAACACTAATAATAATTTAGACGTCCTAGACGCTTTTTCAGCTGGTTACTTAGCTAAGTCAGTAGCGGGATCATCAAATATCACATTAACTACAGCTAATGCAGATCCAGCCGCAGAATCTTCCAACAAAGTTATTGAACTTACAGGAGCTCTAACAGGAAATATTGTAGTATTTGTTCCGGCAGTGGAGAGTGAGTATGTTTTCTTTAATAATACATCAGGTACTCAAACCTTAACTATTGCTGCAACTGGACATACAGCTAATGGCATCGCTATAACTCAAGGAGCTTATTCACATATTTATTGTGAAGGTTCAAATAATTTTAAAATTTATAATGCAGTAGATAAATTAGGAACAACAGCTTTCAAAGGCGCCGCAACTTTTGATGCGGGAGGAACAGTGACTGCTGGTCAAGATTTAGTAGCTGGTTCAGGAAACATTACTCTTAGAAGTAATGGTCAAGTTCAAGCAACTGTGTTTACAGGTTCAGGTGCTGGTTTAACAGGCGTTGATCCTTTTCCATCAGGAACAAAAATGGTTTTCTATCAAGCTTCTGCTCCAACAGGTTGGACACAAGACACTGCCGCAGCTTTAAGTGATGCAGCTTTTCGTGTGACTACAGGTTCAGGTGCTGGCACAGGTGGTGCCGATACTTTTCAAACAACATTCGCTTCAAGCAGAACTTTAAACACAGGAGCAATTGCTGTCACTGGTACAATCGCTGGTTCTACTGGAGCACATACTTTATCCACCCCTGAGATTCCTCCACATACTCATCCTATACCTGGTGTTGCTCCAGCTCCTCCTCAAACTAGGAGTACTAATGGTCAACAACAATCACAGACTAATGCAACAAACCAAACTGGTGGCACTGGTGGTGGTGGTAGTCACAGTCACACTTTAAGTGCAACTTTTAGTCAAGGTGCAACAGCAGACACAGCTTTAACTATGCCAGGAATGAACATTAAATACGCAAATGTTATTGTAGCCGCTAAAGATTAATGCCTATATTTGATCCTGACGGCAAATGCCCGTTACTCAATAAAAAATGTATTAAACATCAATGTGTTTGGTATAATATGCTTCAAGGAAATCATCCTCAAACAGGAGAAGCTGTTCAAGAATGGGGATGTTCTGTTGCTTGGTTACCTTTACTTTTAGTCAATGTAGACAAAGCTCAAGCACATACAAAAGCTGCTATTGAGTCTTTTAGAAACGAAATGGTTGCTGGTAATAAAGTGTTAGCTGAAATGGCTAAAACACAAAAAAGAGCGACAGATGAAGATAATTTATGGGGGCATATAGGGTCTCATCAAGAAGCTGTTCATAATAATGATGAGTCAAAATCAAAAAGTTATATTAGACATTTAAGCAATAATAAGATAAAAACAAAAGAACGAACTTTAAAAGAGGCAATGTCTCGAAGAGGTAAAAATGGTAACAACAGTAAATAATACAACTATAAATTCAAGACTTACAATTATCTTTGATTCAGGAATTAACGAAGTTAACTCTAATGATGGTCCCGTAAGTGGAACTGGCAACACAGAATCAGATGTTATTATAGATAGCTTAAATTACAACAATCTTAGATCTCACACAGAAGTTCCTACAGAAATTCATGCTCTTCAATGGAATGCTACAAGCAACACAGGTTGGTTAGAGTATACAGATAAAATAACTCCTAATTTAGATATTAGTGAACTACCTTCTTGGGCTACTAATGTAGTTATAAGATGTGAAGCAGAAGATGAGTATAAAACTACTCTTGAAGCTGAACAAAATTCAGGTGACGCAAGTAGAATAGCTGCCGCAGAAACAACAGCCTCCACTGCTAGAGTAACTTATCTTTCGAACAAGTCTATTACCTACTAGTGTATACTAATCACATAATTGAATATAAGAAGTTAATTCCCTCTCACCTTTGTAAAAAGATAATTGATATTTATGAAAACGCTTCTGAAAAAGATTCAGAAATTAATGATGGTAAATCTGCTTACGCTAACAAAACAGTTAGAAACTGCACATTAAAAGATTTAATTAAAAACTCAAATACTTTTGGAAAAAGTATTTGTTTAAATTATATTAAAAGTAAACTTGCAGAAGTAGATAAAAGTTATAAAGAAATTTTTCCTCATGTTGCAACAAAAAAAATTAATCAAATTGATTTGTTAAAATACGAGGCTAATACTTATGACGCTGGATATAAGTATCATTGTGATTCTGGTCCAGGATGTATGAACAGGACTTTATCTATATCTATTTGTTTAAATAATGACTTTATAGGGGGAGACTTTAGATTTAAAATTGATAATAAAGAACACATATATACTCAGAATGAAGGGGATTGTGTAGTTTTTCCTTCTAACTTTATGTTTCCTCATCAAGTAGATACAGTAACAAATGGAGAGCGCTATGCTCTTATAGCGTGGGCAGAATAATGAAACCAATTTTTATTAAAGACTTTTTACCAATACAACTTTTTAATTTTATTAATAGCTACTGTTTAATAAAATATAGTAATTCAAATCACATGAATTTAGATCAGCAGACGGGTTCTTTTATCCGTAACTACGCAGACGATGTTATGGAAACTTTAATGGACTTATCTACTCCTGTAATTGAAAGTAATGTAGGTAAAAAATTATTTCCAACCTATTCTTATTTTAGAATTTATGACAAAGGGGATGATTTAAAAACTCATACAGACAGAGAAGCTTGCGAATTCACAGTTGCTCTATGTTTAGGTGCAGATCCTGTTGATAAACCATATGATATATTTGTTGGCGAAAGAGATGATAATTCAGACTACAAATACTATAATCAAAAAACTAACAAACTAGAAGGATTAAATATAGAACATAAGTTTAATATGGTACCTAATAGTGCAGTTGTATTTAAAGGTCAAGACAAAGTGCATTGGAGAGAACCTAGTACCCATGATCACTTTATAACAGTTTTTCTTCACTATGTAGATCAAGAAGGACCACATAAGGACGAAAAATATGACATGAGGGACAAGTTAGGTGCTAAACCGACACAATAAATTTATTAAAAAATTTATTAAAAAAGAATTATCTTTAAAAATAAAAAAAGAATACTTTTCTGAATTAACAGAACCTTACTTAGTAATATCTTCACCAACTTTATTTAATCAAAAAAATAGTTTTACAAGAAAACAAATAGATCAAGATTTACTTAAAACGATTAGAGATAAAGCTATCGAATATATTAGTAAATATAATATTAAAGCGGGAGAGGACACTGGTTATTATTTAAAAAAAATTAACAACTCAAGTTTATTTTCAAGACAAGAGGGTCAAATTGTTTTTTTATTTATAGTGGAAGGAAAAGGGGTACTAAAAATTAATAGTAAAAAATACAAAGTAAAAGAAAATGACTGTTTTTTGTTTCCTTCTCATTTTACTCACAACTACACTTTAGAAGCTAATCCAACACTTACTTTTGTATACTCTTTTATTAAATGATTATTTTTTATACTTGTATAACAGGACAGTATTCTTTTGTACCTGATATAACGGATCAAAAAATAGAAGGTATGAAGTACGTTTTATTTCACGAGAATCACAGAGAAGCCGTTGAAGGAAAAGGATGGGACTATATTTTAATTCCTGAAATGAAAATAAACACACAAGCAAGGCAAAGAAAAGTAAAAATGTTGCCTCATGT